AGTTATCATACATCTTCCCCCTTTCCAATGCAGCCTTACTAATTTTTTCCGCCTCTGCATATCCAATCCTTTTGCGCCATCTTTCTAAGGCATCAATATCCTCTTGCGGTTTAGTTGCCGCGAGTATTCTGGTTACAGATGGCAATTGATCGATCATTTTTTAAAGTATTCTTTTTTATACTTTTCTGTTCCGTATTTTAATACTGCTTCGTCTTGTGTCAGGTTTTCTTTTTTCATTGCGGCGGTTCTCTCATTGTCAGGCTTTTGCCTTCCTTTAAAATCTCCTTTATGCGCAATCTTGCAAAGCCACCTGTACGATATGCCTGTCAAAGGGGACGCTTCTGTATCATCAATTGAAATTCTGGATCTTTCTTTATGATAGCTTATGTATCTGTTTATATTCTCAATCACATAATTCTTTTCGTTTCCTGAATATGTGTCTACGATATATTTTAAATATTCCTTCCAAGATAATTCTTCTGGCTTTTCAATCCCGCCAACTCCATATAGTTCTGTATTAGCATAACGCCAAGCGGTCGCAACGCCTTCTACTCTGTTAAGCATTTTATGCCATAATTCAGGGAAACACTCTGCATAGATCCATAGACCTCTTAAAGGTTCTTCGCCAAATGGCGGGCAAACTCTTTGCGTCAAAAACTTATTACTTAGCTTAGTATGGTTAAAAATATCGTAAGTCTTATTGTAATCTATATTCCATTCGTGTACTAATTTCCAAACGTCCTGACTACTCCAATCATATATTGGATGCGCAATAGAAAAATGTCCGTATCTTGAAATGTAGTTATCGTTTACCTTTTTCGCAACCGCCTGAAATCTTCTTAGACTTTCTTGTGTCCTTACTCCTGTTACGTCAACGGTTGTCCCCTTAGATTTTTCTGCTCTTAAAGAAGTAAATTCCTGAAAGGATAAACCTTTGTAGAACTTGCTATGTTCTGTAATTGAGCCTTCAGGCATATCACGAACCCATAAATGTTTTTTATCCTTATCCCAAGTGAACCAATAAGGTTCTTCATTTGAAGATGCGTTTCTATGTTTAAACTCTAAACAAAACCAATTTAATTTAATATCAGGATTAGACCTTACCCTTTCTACATATTCAATAGTAGTAGGATGGATCGCTTCCTCATCATAGAAATTAGCAATTACAGGAAGTTTGCCTTTTTCTTTTGCCACCTGAAGCGCAATATTTAAGATAACCGTGCTATCTTTCCCGCCTGAAAATCCAATCTCTACATTGTCAAAGCTATCATACAAGTACCTCATTCTGTTTATTGCAGCCTGTAATACATTGTCTTCCTGATAATTCTTTTTTCTGATTTTGCTCATTACTTTGTCATTATATCTTTAAGTTTATTAGCTGAAATGCCATCTACAATAGTTCTATTGATCATTGGATGAAACTCATCTTCAGGACCGAAGTCGCTATCAGGATGGAATGCAATAACATTCATAGGTTCTCCAAATGTTTGGAACGCGTGTTGCCCTATTGGGTACATTTCTCCATCTAATCCCTTATCGAAATAAATTCCATTCCAAGCCTTAATTACAAATATCATTTCAGGGGATAATGGTAGGTTACCGAACGGAGTAATACATTCGCCATATCCAGAAGCTACAATCCCGATCCTATGTGTTGGATGCGTATGCTGCGTTTGATTAATATTATCAGGGAAATGCAAATGATTTAAACAAGGCTGACCTTTCTTTACAGGACTGATCAATAAGCTATCCGTACAACCATCAATATATTTTAATCTTCCTTTATCTTCGATAGGACCGCCGAAAGTTGCGTATGCCTTAAAGTTACTTTCTTTGTAGTATGCTTTATCTAATACCTCAATAAGGATGCAGCTACCTATACTATTTGTAGAAAATGTAAATTCGCCTGATAGACTGAAATACATATCTTGATTTAACTCTAATGGAGAAAGCCACTTTCTATTAATTGTTACGTTGCCATTGTAGACAAACCCGTAATAAGAATTTTCAGGATTTAAAGTAACTCCAGAACCATTGATCACATTGTAGTATCTAATTGGGTAAATCTGATTATCTGAATCATCAAAGATTAAACCGCTATTTGCTTTACCGAAACTAATGAATGCGCTATTTTCTTGCCTCATATTATTTAATTTTTATTTTCGTATATTCTGATTATTTCCATTAGGGCGTCCTCTGTTTTATCAAATAAGAACTCTCTTTTTACTTGGTTCAAGACATCAAATAAATGCACTTTGTTTTCGTGTAACATAACTATTTCAAATAATGAATATCCTTCGTCTGTAATCTTTGGTGCGTTCGTAGTTTCTTCCTCTGTCTTAGCATCTAATTCTAATAGATCATCATTGCCCTTATTTACCCAAGCATCAACCCCCCATTCTACTAATTGTTCTTCGTCCCAATTATTAGCGAGGTCATCCCAATTCCATTCGCCGAAACTCGCGTTATCTTTTACTATAAATTCTTTTTGCTGATCCTCTGACCAATCTACTATTTGCACGGCTATATCTTTATATCCTGCTTCCTTAATTGCCTTTAGTCGCATATTGCCACCAAGTACAACCATATCTTGATTAACTACAATAGGGCGGACGTTTAACATATCAGGGAATTCCTGTATTGACTTTACAAGTTTTCTAAACTTATCATCTTTAATTAAACGTGGATTGTTCGGATTAGGTTTTACTTCCGCAATCTTTACTTTTTTTATCATAGGTTTTTGATTTACCTCCCTTGACCTCTATATGCTTTTGGTTTTGGGCTATGTTTGTTAAAGGATTTTTTAGCGTGTCCGCATTTCCTTTTACCAAAGTTAACCTTTTTTGAATCACTTTTAACTTTTGCCATTTATTTTTTTATTATGTATTTCTTTTAGATAATCGTAGTGTGTCTTTGTATCCCCCATTACAAGATGGCATTGCCTACATAGCGCCTGTAAATTTTCAATTGTGTCCGCCTTCTTAGATCCGCCCATTCCCCTCGCGTCTATATGATGAATGTCTACTGCTTTTGATCCACAAGCCTCGCAAGGTATAAAGTCCTCTATTCCGTAACCGAAATAATCAAGATATATTTTAACGTGTTTTTTCATTATCGATTTGTTCAAGTTTCCTTTGCGCCCAAGCTACTCCTTCATCCCCTCCCCAAGCTAACCACATAAGCGCACCGCAATCACTTTTAGGATCGCCTTTGCTATTCTCTCTATGCCTTTCGAAGGATGCCATCCTCGCAATAGTGTCCCTTGTAATATTCTCGCCCTTAGCTAATTGATTAGCACGCGCCCAACCAACAGGCGTTCCACACTTACGATCATATTGATCTCTTATATTTATTGCTCTTTGCGCGTTTACTCTTGCGGCTTGTGGGTAGTCTTTGTAACTATCTGCCATTGATACACGAATTGCAGCCCAAACACTTTGCGCCTTTTCCTCTGTATCGTATATGCAAGCACCTGATCCTATTCTATATTTCCCGTTTGAACATTTAATAACTGGCATTGTCTATCAATTTACTATAAATAGCAAAGCGCTGCTTATTTACTTGGTGCAAATTAAAGTTCTTATTGCAATAATCGTATAGAGCGTTCCCGTAATGTGCGCGGGCATCCTGATCATTAACCAATAACTTGATCCAATAATACCAATCTTTCTGGCTATTGACGTGGCACGCGGGATAAAATCCTTTGTAAGGGTGTACGTTGCTGACAATAGCAGGGTTTTTCTTAGATGCCGTTTCTAATACTTTTAGATTAGACTTCATCGAATTAAACTTAGAATCTACTAAAGGAATCAGGCTTATGTCTGAATCACAATAAGCCGCCATATATTCCGTAACCTGATTATAGTTATAAATCGTAGGTTTTAACTTCAGTCCATTTGTAAAAGCGCAAATCATATTATCCCAAATAGGCTTCTCTGCTTCATTATATCCTGCTATGATTGTCCTTACAGGAAAGTTAATTCGCTTCATTGGATTGCGTAATATTTCTAAATCTTTCCCGTGTGTTCCTGATCCTGACCAAAACAATCTGATAATATCCGAAGGCTTTTTATCTAAAAGGAATTGTTCTTCCCCATATGGTATTGCATTAGGTAATATTTCTACATTTATATTATGCTTGTAAATTTCCTCTGCTAACCTTTCGTGAGTACAAGTACAAAGATCTGCAATCTGTATCCAATTTATAATGTGTTGGGATACATTATTTAAAATATAATGCTGATAAAGTATGTGCGAAGGTTCTAAATTCCAATAGTCATCATTATCAACTACCAATTTAAAGCCATACTTTTTGCGCCATTCGATCATTTGTTCTGGCGTTATATTAGCAAGCATCCTATTCATCACTACTATATCATAATTCCCTTCAAATGTTTCCTCGCTTATTGTATCGGTCATTAGGCAATAGTCTTTTTGCATATTCACTATTGGCATTATGATCCTATGATAACCAACGCCGCTTGTCTTGCTCGTAATTGCTAAAATTCGCATCTAAGTTTTTTTTCTGTATGGTATATTGGTTGGTATTTTTCCCAAACTGCTTGCGCTCTTTGTAGACTTTCGTCTTTCATTGCCCTGTATTCTGTTCCATTCCCGACATCGTGTCCTATGTGTTCGCTTCTTAGATCTGGAATATAGTAATTAGTAAACCCCGCAAGTATAGCCCTTTCTGCATAATCCTGATCCTGCATACCATATGGATCATATTCTGTATTATAACCGCCTATTGTATCAATCAGTTCCCTCGTTAAAAAATTATTCCCAAAAGGTGTATGCGTTTTATGAATCCCGTCTACTAATGGAGGCAAATGCTCAACACAATGTATGCCAATAATCCCTGTTTTTGACACACGTTCCGCAAACATA